TCTTCCGATCTAATCTTCCGTTTTCCGGTTGCTTAAATGAAAGGCTTAAGGCTTTGGAGAGTAAATAATAGAAACATGAAGGTCACAACGATTGTCGCTACTCGTAGTGGATCATGTCACGTTAAAACTCTACATACGTTACTCAGATTTAATATTCAGTGTTTACGACGTGCAGGTGTTCAAAATGAAATCAGTTTTGTGAACGACGATCCATACGAGAAGTCTAAGGCAATTGAAAAATGTATCACGTCGAGTGATCGTATTTTTTTTATTGATTTTGGTATACACGTCGACGATGGAAGTATGTCTACAATTTTTAACCCAAATGATAATTACAATGTAATTATTTTTCCCGCCGTGACAGAAGGTATCGACTGGAATATGTTCAAAGAAAAAGTAAAATCTGATAGTACCGAACCAACAAATCAAATGGGTCTAAATTTTGACACGCATATTACAAACAAAGTTGATACAGATTTCTACAATATACAATCATCGAGTGCAAAGTCTTGGGTCATGATGTGTAAATCTACTCTTAAGCATATTAAATGTAGACGTACAGGTAACGTAAAAATTGCTCCTAAGTCGATCACGATGTTTCAAAAATTTAAAGAAAGTGGAGTGAAGGTTGTTGCTTACACAGCATCTAAACTCACTCTTACATATCCTCACGAGTGTATTAGTAATATTTTAAATTCTGCCGGGATTAAAGCTAATTAAAGATTAAACTAATTACTTGTATATAATGCAACGTCTATCTGTAAATAGAGACGATCCTCTTTACAAATATGCGATTCAATATATGGAAAATGTATGGGGTACGCGCGGAAAAAATATTTTTCCCGGTAGTCAACCCGTTTCCATCGAATATAGACATTTCAATATACTGAAATCCAATCCTTATGTTGTATGCGAAAAAACGGACGGTGTTAGGTTTATGATGCTCGCGTTTATGTATAATAACCGAAAGCAATGTGTTTTTCTTAATAGAGCTTTAGATATGTATACATGTCCTCTTAATTTCAAAAAAATGGTTTACGATGGCACTGTATTAGAAGGTGAAATGTACAACGATACTTTTATGATTTATGATATAATAATTAATTCTGGAAAATATATAGGTGATAAAGATTTTTTAACAAGACTTGAAAATATTGAAAAAATAAAAAAAATGTTAACGTGTTTAAAATATGATCCTATAAAAATAAAAATAAAAACATTTCATGTCATGTCCGAGTATCAACAATTTTTAGATGAATACTTACCTACAATTACAGAAAAAATTGATGGACTCATATTTACACCCGTGAGAGATGGTATCAAAACAGGTACACATGAAACAATGTTTAAATGGAAACCGAGAGATAAAAATACTATAGATTTCCAGCTAAAGAAAAAGGAGGATATATGGCGATTATACGTGCAAGAAAGAGGGAATTTAATTTATGAATCGGAATTTTACGAACACATGGTTCCGGAATATGCACGATCGTGGATGGAAGAAGATGCAATAATTGAATGTCAATACATGTTTAATGACGTCCCTATGTGGTGGAAACCTATTGCCCGTAGGTATGATAAAACGTTTCCAAATAGTAGAAGAACGTTTTATCGAACATTGGTGAATATCAAAGAAGATATATCTATGAACGATTTTTTGGATTGTATACCATGAGATAACAACTTCCTTCATCCGGTAATTCGGTTTCTGATACGTGTTCGTCGTTTATGAAAAACCATTTATCCTTTCGTCGAATATAAGATATATAATGACCATCGTATTGATTACCCGCGTGAATGGCACATGATATTAATTTATACTCTGTACCGTTTATATTTAATTCTTCTAGTATTTTAATGTGACTTTTTGAATCAAATGAAATCATAAAAATAGGTGGAATTTTAGAAATTGACATTCTTGTCGTAGCCACGTTGTGTTTTATACCATTTCCATCTTTAAAATTTTCTAGCGTATTCCAACTCGTACTATCTCGGATCATTTGATTTAAATCGGAATTACCATTATAAGTCATTAAATGAATACTGAAATCTTCTTCATTTACTGTTTTACCGTCAGGCCATATAGTTTCTTGTTTCTTTTTACCGTAAAACCATTCCTTTATTATCGGTTGACTTTTCTCTAAAATGTCTATAATACATAATATAGTTTCTTGTACATCATGTTGTTCATCCGTCTTGAAGCGCGGAAATTGTTTTTGAAACGCAAAATGTAACGGACTTAAATCGATGGGTGTCTTATCCGCAGTCCAATATTTTTTTATCATTTCTTGATAAAATATCGTAAACATACACTTTCCTTCACTTTTATTATACGGCTCTCTTAAAAAATGATTAGTTAATACGGGTATATTAAATAAGCATTGAATCGCTGTGTTAAAATAACATACGGTTCCTTCGTTTACAAAACCACGCATGTATTACGAATGCACTTTAACTTTAAATATGTAAATTATTTTTTTATCCACACGTTATGTAGATTTGGATTATTTTCATAATCTGGGTGAGGAATAGTATGAATTCTCTGAAACCCGTAATTTTCGAGGGTTATATTTAATTGATCGTATTTTTTTGTAAATTCATGCCAAGGTGTTCCATCTTGTTCATAAATTATTACTCGCATATTTTTTATAGCTTCGGGATTTTCTTCTACAAAAGTACAAAAAAATCCTTCACAATCCGCTACAATACAATCGAAATTTAAATCGTATTCTTTTGAAAGAGATTCCAGAGATAAATTCTTTATCGTTGGGGTTTCAGTCTCTTTGGTATACGTTCCATATTCATAAAAATCGAATTTAGGGTCTATATAACCCATTTCATACCCTTTATTAGAGACTACACCTTCGAAAATATGAAACTTACCACCGTTGGTGTCACGGTTTTTAATGAGTGCTTCGATTACAGTGCAGTCTGGTTCAACTGCTAAGTGTTTTGTGGGATCATCTAATGTTTGTGATAGTACACATGAAACCGTTCCATATCGCGCACCCATTTCTAATACAGTAGCATCTTTAGGAATGTATTTTCGAACTAAATACTGTTCATCCGCTTCAAATTCTACATTAACTGGATTATTATTCCTATCTGTAAATGTCATACTCATTTGCACACGTTTTTATCCTTTAAACCCTATTAACAAACATGTTATTTTCTAGAAAGTCTTCGTCTAAAAACGGGGCCATTTCTTCGTATGGCATGTTTTTAAATGTTCCATCGGGTTGAGGCTTATTAGATAAGCGGGGATAGCGACCCTGTGTATTGCATATAATTTCAACGATCATAGGTCCTTCACTGTGATTAATATATCCCATATCATTCTCGTTTGTAACTTTATAATAAGGAATATCATATGCATTTGATATTTTTTCTATATTACAAAACGTTATATCACTTTTGGAACTTGTACCGTATTCTCTTTTGAAAACTGCGTTTTGTGTTATTTTAATTGCACCGTAACCATCGTTGTTAAATACGAGAACAGTGATAGGTAAATTGTGATGTTTTAAAGTTTGTAAATCTTGGATATTGTATTGAAATGATCCGTCGCCAACTATCACCCACGTTCGTTTTTTGTGAAATGATGCCCCCATCGCCGATGCTATTTCGTAACCCATGTCACCGTGACCACTGGTTATAAATCTATCACCGGTTTTATAACGATACATGTGCCAGCCAACGCAATATATAGAACCTGATGACATGGTGACTATAGAATTGCCACTCTTCGATTTAAAAAAGTTATTTAAATGCCTATACGGGCATACCAGATTTCCATCTTTTATTGGAAGCTCTTCACACCACAATTCTTTCCATTCTCTATTTTTACTTACCCAAACGGGATGTATAGAACTAATAGGTAAAGGTGTATTAAAAAATGTTTTGAGATCCATTTTAATTTGAATATCCAATTTCTTTTCACTTAAAAACTCACTTTCATCAACGTCTAAATAAACAACCGTCGCGTGTCTAGCGAATAATTCTCTTTTATAACCAGTTATACTTTTACATAATCTAGTACCTAAGCATAGTACAAGATCCGCGTTTTGAATAGCAAAATTGCCAGATCTATTACCAATTAACCCCACTTTACCGGTATAATCATCACCTAAATCACTTCCAAAAAATGTAACTACATACGGTACGTTGTGGTATTTTATAAATTTCTCGAATTTATCTTTTGTTTTTGATAAATGAATACCATTACCAGCTAAAATTATAGGTCTTTTTGAATCTCTCCACACGTCTATAAACTTCTCCGGAAATTGTGTCTGGTACGTGTACGGTTGTATTGTATATTTCTGAAGTATCTCCGGGACTTGCATAGATTGTACGTCAATTGGTATAGATAACCAAACAGGTCCTAAACGTCCAGTTGTTAGATGATGATAACACTCTTCTAGTACTTTAAAAATTTCATCCGGGTTTACGATTTCATTTGCGTACTTCGTTAAGGGTTTTACAGATTCGATTATATCACAATCCGATCCAAAATATCCACGAATTTTACCATTATAACTTCTTATATTATCGTTTTTATGAACCTGTCCACTAATGAAAAATACGGGTACGCTATCTTGGTATGCTATAAGACACGGTGTAATTGCATTTGTAGCACCACACCCCGATGTTACACAACATACACTTGGGTTATGTTCATACGACGACCATCCAAGAGCTGCGTATCCAGCTGATTGTTCTCCGTGTGTATATGTTACATCCATTTTTTCGCCGAAAGAATCGTTTAAATGCATAGCAAAACCACCAGTCACAGAAAAGCATTTTTGTATGTTTTTATTTATAAGAAAATTAGTTATAAAATCGGACACCTTCATGTATGCTTAAAGATATGTACCTTTAATTACCAATATGGTGAAAATAACGTACTCTATACAAGTATGCAACGAATCTAGAGAATTATGTTCATTGTTAAATTTTTTATTAAAGGTCAAAGATGATGAAGATAATATTAACGTTGTCGTAGATTCTACTAATTGTACGGACAAAGTAAATAAAGTATTGGATTTTTTTGATAAAGATATAAAAATATATAGAAGACCTTTTGACAATTTTCATGTAAATGCCGAATTTCACACCGATAACGCAACGGGTGATTACGTGTTTGGGATCGACGCCGACGAAATGCCACAAGAATTACTTATAAAAAATATAAAAAATGTAATTGAAAAAAATGATGCTGAAATTTTAACTATACCTCGTATGAATATCCATCCAGGTATTACACAAGAATTTATAGATCGTTATAATTTAAAAATAAACGAACTGGGTTGGGTTAATTGGCCGGATTACCAGTCGCGTATTTATAAAAAATGTGATCATATTAAGTCAACACAGGAACTTCACACTAAAATAAGGGGTAGTGATAAAAATATAGCGTTCCCTGCAGATCCCAAGTTTGCTATATGGCACATTAAATCAATGGAAAAACAACTAAGTCGATGGAAACCTAGCGACGAAAAGGATGGTACTACATTCTCCGCTCCTTCGGATAATTTATACGATATTCTCATGTAAAAACCCCCATGTATCTATATTTGTTGTGAATTTTGTCATATCTATCGAATTTAGTATATTCGCGTTGTTATCGCGTTCATGTTCTAAATGATATATAGGAGGAAAATTAGAAGCTCGAACCGTACCATTTTCCATTATCACTTTATATTGTACGGTTGTATCTGAAAATTGTCTTTTTTTCATACTTTCTTCAAAACCCTTAATTTTATACCACGTTTCTCTATGAGCTATTTGAAAATCACCGCAACCACAAATAACACTCGCAAGTGTATGATGATTTTTTCCCGGAAACTTATCGATTATATCTTTTGTTATTTTTAAATACGGACTCATTAATTTAGTATGTATAGAGTCTACACCGAATAAAAGTGACACTCTTTCGTTTGTAAAAGGTAATTCACTGAATGCTTTATCTACATCATTTAATTCCAAGTCTTTCCTAGTAACTGTTATCATTTCCATCGGTTTTAAATTCGAGGTTACTAAATCTAATTGATTACGTGAAGGAGCTATTATATCTATATTAGTGCTTACTATTATGTCACCGGTAGCTTTACGTATAGCTATGTTTCGTGATAATACCTCGCACATGGGTTGAATTTTTTCACCGTTTGTTAATTCTTTTACTTTATCCGGTGGTACCGTAATAACTTTAAGTTTACTCCTATCTTTAATTTTTAATTCATCTGTTAATATTTTTTTGCCGTGTTCGGTATTCCAATCGACGTATACAACTTCATCAAATGTTTCGAGTAACGAATTTATAGAATACGTGGCTCTTTCGATAAGACGTCCACCGTAATTGTCATTCCTTCCACAAATAATAGCCGAGATAGTCATTTAAAGAAAAATGTTTACTATCTTTAAATGAATGATAAGCTTATAGTTACGACAACAATTAACAAACCTACTGAAGCTACGAAGGAATACGCTAAATTAAATGGATGGGACTTTTTGGTTGTTGGCGATAAAAAAACACCACACAAAGAATACAAAAAATATAAATATCTTCATCCACGAGACCAGGAGAAATTAGATAAAAATTTATCGGATATGATTGGTTGGGGTTGTATACAGCGGCGCAATATGGGTTTTGTGTATGCTCTTAAACATGGATATAAATACATAGCAACTGTAGATGACGATAATATCCCATTAAAAAATTGGGGTACACTTTTTAATGAAAGTAAACCGGAATGCAAAGAAATTGATATGTATTCAACTGATTTTGGTTTTTTTGACCCGCTTAGCGTTACAAACTATAAGCATCTATGGCACAGGGGATTTCCTCTCCAACACGTTCATAAAAAAAATAACGTGACAAAATCGAAGAAATTTTTCGAGAAATTTGACGTACAAGCAAACCTGTGGAACGGTGATCCTGATATAGATGCAATGTGTAGGATGATTTACGCACCAACATGTGAGTTCGATAACACCAGACTCGGAACAATTAGGCATGTAACCAGAGCGTGGTATACGAGTGATTGTGCAATGCCTTTTAACAGTCAAAATACAATCTTGACACAAGATGCATTAAAACATTACTTCATGTTTGATAAGGTTGGTAGGATGGATGACATTTTCGGTTCTTATATGTTACAGAAAAAGGGTTTTAACGTCGTATTTGGGCCACCGTCGGTCTATCAGGATAGAAATGAACACGATATAACCGAAGATATGAAAAAAGAATACATAGGATATGAAAATGTAAAGGATATTTTGAATGACACATCGTTTATTTCATTTGATTCTTATAACAGGTATAGGGAAGTTGTCGAAAATTTAAATGTAGATACAAAAACCCAAGAAAATAACCTCGTTACATAATAGACATGTCGTATTATGTAACACACGATAATTCATTCCTTGACATAAAAAATGCACATTTACGTGTAGCTGGAAATGTTCACGCGGATACAGTTCATGTAGGTGCAGTCGAATTTAATCCGGGTGCTCCGAAATACACTGAAACGGTTAGATTTTCTAATACACATTCTGGGTTAGTAACCACGTCTAACCTTGATGTACAAGGAACACTTATACTGAACGGTATTGAGATTGGGGCATCACTCGATTATACTCTTCAAAACATAACAGGAATTCCCTCAGGTAATATAACCTCAAATCCCATAGTAATCACAAACGCTACTACAGGTATTGATTCGAGTGGAAATGTTCACGCGAGTGCCTTTTATGGTAACGGAACCAAACTTACAGGGGTAGCTTTAGCGAATGATTTAGCCTCAAATGATGCTAGAATTACGTCCTTATCGACGTTTCAAACATCTAATAACGCTCGCATAGATACGGTTACAGATAATATATTTTCAAACGCATCGAGAATTGCAACGTTAGAAACGATAATAGCAAGTCTAGAAGCCCGTGTACTCGCTTTAGAAAATCCTTAATTAATTCCTTCAAAGTAATTGTATCTTACTTTGCAGGAAAATAAACTCGGTAAAATATAATGAACGGTAATGATACCTATCTCAATATTAACGATGCTCATCTCAGGGTAACAAGTGGTAACGTTCATGCCAGTGGATTTATACTTGATCAGATATCTATAGTTACTACTGATAGTACAGGGTCTAGTATAGATTTTCTTAACGATACAAAAGCGTTTACCGCTCGTTCTAATATTGAAGTCGGTCAAGCAAATTTATTTGTTGATACAACTACATCATATATTGGTATAAATACAGATAAACCAGAATATTCACTCGATGTTCATGGATCTATTAATGTTGACACACTTTCATTTCTCACTCTCTCCGGTGATGGGACGACATTATCAGGTGTCGCGCGCTCAGACGATCTTTCGGATAATTCTTCTAGATTAGCTTCAGTAGAAACGTCGACCACGAGTCATTCATCTTTACTCTCAGGATTACGCACGGATGTCGATATGAATTATGCTCTCGCGGTGGCTTTGGGGTCCTCTAATACTACACAAGATGAATTACTTACGGACTTAAATACAAATTTATCAGACAATTCTTCACGAATAAATACAATTCGCTTAGATTTAGATTCAAATCTAAACAAAGTTTCACATATTACGTCTACAACCAGTAATACGACGATTTCATCTAATTTAGAAATATTTGGAACTTTCTCAGCAAGCGGTCACCCAGATGGGGCGTTACATGGGTCGAGTGCAATTTTATATCTACTTAATACGACATTTTATAAAGAATGGCAGTATACCAATTATGTTTCACCGAGTGTTAAAGTCTCATTTAATGCATCAACCGAAATACCGAGTGGATCAAATGCAATTTTGGCGGATGTATATTTATCCAGAGACAGTATCTCGACAAATGGAGATCACCAAATTCATGTATTAGGAAAAAATCATACTACAGGCGCAAATTGGAACTCTGGATACACAGCAAACGCCCCATCTACGTATTTCGGGAGTTCTATCGGATCCCGACAAGTGGCTTCGGTTATGATGCCGGGTGGTAGCGATGGATTTACCCATCATAATGGAATTTGGTATACATCTGTAATCATACCGTTAGAAAATAACGAAATTTACTATTCAAATTACGGAAACGACAATAGCAATGGTTGGGTGTATATACACATACGAGGATATTATAATTAAATTTTTTCTTTCAGAGTGAATAAATCGCATTCAGCAAGAAAAAACCTTGGGGTATAATAAGATTGAGGATGAGTCAAAACGGCATTCTCGATTTTCAAAGCACAGATAAAGTACGATTCGTGGGTTCTACCTCGAATATCGTTCTTGATACAGTTAATGCGAGTCTAGGAATAGGTCTCGCAACAGATGATTTATTAAAATCAAATTTACAAATTGTGGGTAACGCTCACATTACCGCGGGTTTAACAACTTTAGGTAATGTAGCTGGTGATAAATTTCTCGGTGATGGTAGTTTGCTGACAGGTGTAGCTTTCCCGGCTGACGTAGCGGCGTTAACTCTGGATACAGTCGCCGGTGTAAATAGTTCTACCGATGAAACTATTCAACTTACAAACACTACTACAGCTCTCGAAGCTTCCGGTAATGTCGAGCTTGACAGCTCTCAACTTATATTTAAGTCGGAGATACAAGCGGCCACACCCGGTACTGAGTGGACATATGCAGATGAACTTGACGGATCAACAGATACAAATCCGGTCAGTGCAAATCATGAATTTAGCACCGCTTTATCTTCGACACCGGACGGTAATCGTATTCTCGTAGGTATAGGCAGTGGCGGCTCGTTATCCAACGCTGGACAAGTTAAAGTATACGATTGGGATGCCGGTACGTCTACTTGGAATCAGGTTGGCAACGACATAGAAGGTATAAATTCATACGATAGACTCGCATGGAGTTCACCAAATCACTATTCTGGTGGTGGTGGTGCGGCTGAAATTTCTGCGGATGGTACTACAATTATTGCCGGCTCCCGTTCATGGGAATCTAGTGCAGGTTCGTCAACCGGATATGCTGTCGTATATAGGTTAATATCTGGCACGTGGACACGATTAGTTGGTGTTGCACAACCTGTAGGTACGGGTGGGGGTAACGGTCCCATTGTAGGAGAATTATACGGTTCGGAGCAGTATGAAAGCTTTGGCCACGCAGTTGATATTTCCGCAGATGGTAATCGAGTAGTAATCGGTGGTTATGGTCACTCGTCAGATCTTGGACGAGTCCAAGTATTTGATTGGAATGGATCTAACTGGGTCCAAGCTGGCGCCGATCTTATTGGTCTGTATTCCAATGATCGTTATGGAATGTCTGTAGCTATATCGGATTCTGGTTCAACTATTGCAGTTGGCGCACCAGGTGGTATGCGAGATTCCTCGTCCAATAACATTTTCTCCGTCACACATAATGGTTATATTGATGTACTTGATTGGGATGGAAGTCAGTGGAATAAACGTAATATCGGGTCTGGTGGAGCGGGTAAAGGTAACGACGGTGGCGCTGGCACGGGGTTTACCCTGACTGGTGTGAGTATTTATGGTGTTCAATACCAATCTCTTTTCGGTACGGTCGTTAAGTTATCTGCGGATGGTACAATTGTTGCTGCCAGTGCTACTAAGCGCGGTGGTGCGGCCATCACTAATCAGTTAACTTTCCCGAGTCGTACGGGTAGTGCACGTGTGTTCACATACAACGCATCCACCGATCGTTATTCCGTAGTAGGCGTCATCGATGGAAAAGCGGCGGAACTCGCACACGGCGGTGGGACGCTGGATCCTAACACGGTAACAATGAGCAGCAGCAGCGTTACCATGCAGATAGATATGTCTTCGACTGGAGACTATGTTGCGCTTGGTTATCCTCTGCACCGACCCACGTCGAGCATAGGGTCGGGCTCTGTCTACGTATACCAACTTATAGGCGATACATGGACATTATACGATCATCGTATATCATCGACCGATTTCACTGAGATACCCGATAGCCAGAATAATGCGTACGACTACTATTTAGGCAGAAGCCTCGCACTGGCTGATGGAGGTTCTAAGATAGTCATGGGTACTAAAAACGATTCGACGGGACCCGGACAGATTATCACAGTAACTAACGGTTATCAAGCGGCTATTACAGGTGAGATTCCAGTCGAAATGGTGTCCACCACTCTTACAGTACACGGAAATCTTCAAGCTACTTCGTTCTTAGGTGACGGTACAAAACTTACCGGTGTAGCTCTTGCTACGGATCTTGCGGATAACTCTTCAAGGATTACCGATTTATCGAATGAGATTGATAATCTCGATATTGAATCCGCCCTCGCGCGCTCCAATCTCGCGACCGAACTCGCCGATAATTCTTCTAGGATTAATACTTTACGTCTTAATCTCATAGATAACTCTTCTAGGATTGTTACCACGAATACCGATGTCACAGATAACGCAGCTAGGATTACAGTCTTAGAAGTAGATCTTGGGGATAATGCTTCTAGGATCACTACATTGGAACTGGCTAATATTGTACAAGAAGGGCTTATCGACGATCTTCGAACTGATGTTGACAATTTTGTTGTGGCTCAACAGGCTGCGGGTGGTGATCAATCGTTGAATCTCGCTGATAATGCGGCCAGGATTACTGTCCTAGAAACAGATGTTGCGGATAATTCTTCTCGCCTCGACGATTTAATCGCTTTTAAGGAAGATGCGAACACCGTCCAATCGGGTCTTATTGACGATCTTCGAACGGATGTGGATTCTAACGCTAACCGTGTATCTTTTATAAGCGCAGCTGGTGACACGACCGTTATCGCTTCTAATTTAGATGTCACTGGTAATATTTTCTTCCGCGGTGAACGTTTCGTCGTCGATTCTGAAACCAAGGTCATCAACGATCCCATCATGGGCTTAGCTAATAACAATACATTATCTACTACCGATATTGGTCTTATAATGCAACGCCCCGAAGCAAATGTAGCACTTGTTCATCATGGAAGTTCGGATGCTACAAACCCTGACCAGTTTACTATAGGATATACACAAAGTTCCTTAGAAGATTCTGAAATAACAGTTGACACTGGAAATGTCATCACAGTTAACATCTTAGGTAATCTCATTACACAAGATACTATAACAGCCACCACATTCTTAGGTGATGGCACCCAACTCACGGGTGTAGCTTTACAGACAGATCTCGCGGATAATACTTCGAGGATTGGAACCTTAGAAAGTGATATCGCCGATCTCGAAGCTGCGACCACAGCTGCGGGTGGTGATACTGCGGGTAATTTGTTGAATAACGCTGCGAGGATTACCACTTTAGAAGATGATCTCGCGGATAATTCTACTCGAATCGCCGAATTAACGTTCGGTGATGTAGTTGACGTAAGTAACGTATCTTCTAATACCATTCAATTAACGAATGCGGATACCGGACTCGTAACGAGTGGTGATATCGTAGTAGGTAAAACTATTACTTCCACGTCTTCTTTTGTAAGTCACGCTGCGACAATCGGTGCAACTAAGACATTCACTGTAACTGCGGATGGGGGTTATTTTTTGATAGACGGTGTAACACAAGCGGCTCTTACCCTGTCTCAGGGTCAAACTTACATATTTGATGTATCTTCGTCAACTCTATCGAATCACCCCATAGCATTTTCTACGGGTGGTACAGATGGAGCCGGTTCAGCTTATTCTGATGGTATATCCGCTGTTTTGGATCAAGCGGGTGACGCCAGTTCTCAGGGTAGTTCCGGAGCGATGATAACATTTGTCGTTCCTACTACAGCGACACCCACAGTATCTTATTATTGTACCAGCCATTCGGGTATGGGAAGTGATCTCACTATTGTAGCTTCGGCTGAACTTATCGTTTCCGGAACTGTAGAAGCAACCGCTTTTATTGGTAGTGGTACTCAACTCACGGGTGTAGCTTTCCCAGCTGATGTGAATGCTTTAACTCTCGATGCGGTATCTACTGTAAGTAATACAACCAATCAAACCATTCGACTTACAAATACAGACACATCTCTCGCAGCGTCTGGTAATATTGCTTTTGTTTCCGAAACGACAGTTACTGTACCCGGTACCGAGTGGGAATTTGAAAATTCGTTCAACGGTGGATTTACAACTGTGGCGGATGGTTTCGGAAGTGCTCTAACCATAACACCCGATGGCACTCGTATGGTAGCCACAGCACAGGGCGCGGATGCCAATGGGTCTGATTCAGGTGTAGCAAAGATATATGATTGGAATGACAGCACGTCTAGTTGGGTCCAGAACGGTGCGAATATAACAGGTTTAGGGGGCGGTGATAAGCTCGGTCAGGGTGCATGGCCTATTGATGCCGGTTGGGACACTGCCGCTATTTCTACTGATGGCAATACAGTTGCTATCGGTGCGTATCGTGGAGGTAGCAGCGAACCCGGCTATGTTCTTGTGTATAGGTTAATAGGTGGCACGTGGACACGTTTAGAAGGTACCAACAACAACCTAACTCCCAGTGTTCAACTCGGTGGTTTCGGTACCGCAGTATCTCTTTCTGCGGATGGTAATCGAATAATAGTCGGTGCCCCTCGTACTCCCCGATTTCAGACACAAACGGATATCAATAATAATGTCGCGGGTTGGGACGGTGATGTTTTTGTATTCGATTGGGATGGATCTGAATGGAGTCAAGTTGGTACAACCTTCGAGTCTACTTCAGATGGTGAGCACCTTGGTATGAGTGTAGATATATCCGCTGATGGTAATACGATTGCTATGGGAGCTCCTGGTCGGTCCGCGTTCGACGTGAACAGTTCTACATTAGGATTTGTCAATGTATTTGACTGGGATGGAAGTACATGGAATCAGCGCAATTTAGACGGAAGTAATAACGGTACCGACGGTGGTGCTGGTACGGCGAATGCGGGGCAGTACAAGAGTATTATTTCCGCAGAGCAAGATTCTGAGTTTGGTACTAAAGTTAGGTTATCTTCGGATGGTACGATTTTGGCTGTTGGTTCGCCGCGTCGTTTCATCCAAAATCCGTCGCCGGACGGAAATGGTGGAACGCGTCAAGGTTTCACCAACGGTCTCGGTTCTATTCGCGTATTCTCTTATGGTGCGGGTAGTGATAGTTATTCCACGTTAGGCGATGAGATAACGACACCCGAAGCGGCTGGCTGGACCTCTACGAGCGCGAACTCGGCGTATGGAATGGATTCCTCAAAAGCGATGATTGGAACAGAGATGTCTTCGACAGGAGATTTGGTCGCGATTTCTTTCCCATTCCACACTTCTGGAGGGTATGTGTACGCATTCAAATATGATGCTGGTAATTGGACCTTATTCGATCATAAAATATCTAGAACCGATTTCCCCGAAATAATTCAGGACAAAAATCGCGCCGAGTTAGGTAAATCTATCGCTCTCGCCGATGGAGGTACTCGATTACTCGTAGCCACCGTAGGAGGCCAATATTCGTCGGCTACGTCTAGTGCCGATCCAACTATTGTAACATTCACTGACGGGTCTCAAGAGGGTACTGTCCAAACGGAGATGCCACTTCAAATGTTAGCAACTACCACTCTCAAGGTACACGGAAACGTTGAAGCTAATTACTTCACCGGAGACGGTACTCAATTAACACTTCCCGATTTTGCTTTTGAGACAGATCTTTCCGATAATTCTTCGAGGATTGACCAATTAATTATTGATGTCGATAATCTTGAAGTTGCGACGACTCAAACTGGTGGTGATACCGCACTTAATCTCGCGGATAACGCTTCGAGGATAGGTGTTTTAGAAACAGATCTTTCTGGTCTTCGAACTGATGTAGATTCTAACGCCGCGCGCGTAACTTATATTACATCTACACCTGAAACGACTGTGATTGCCTCTAATTTAGATGTCACCGGTAATATTTTCTTCCGTGGTGACCGTTTCGTTGTCGATTCTGAAACGAAGATTATTACGGATCCTATCATAGGTTTAGCGAATAATAATACATTAAGCTCGACTGATGTAGGTTTCGTGATGCAACGTCCTACAGCGAATGTAGCACTTATTCATCACGGGTCTGCGTCTGCCACAAATGCAGGTGAGTTCACTATCGGTTATACACAAGATTCTTTAGAAGCTTCTGAAATAACAGTCGATACCGGAAATGACATCACAGTTAACATTTTGGGTGATCTTATCACACAAAATACTATCACAGCTACAAGGTTTGTAGGTGATGGTAGTGGACTGGCGGCGTTCGCGTTCCACATAGAAGGTGTCAATGGACAAATGTTAGATACTAAGGCGGTCATGAATGATACAAATACCACTCTAACCATCGGCTTTGATCATAGCACCGATGAAAGTAATGCCACTGCCGGGTTTATAGCTACACCTGGTACTTCTAGGGGTATGTACGTTGCACCTGCAACAGGTGTTTATCAGGTATCTTGCAGGGTTCGTTTAACCGACTACGTGTCGTCTAGTCAGACAATAAAATGGTACATTAAAAGGGTTGGTGGCGTGGAAGAAGTATACGAGGAATTCGAGCTATTCGTAACACCCGGTAGCGGTCTTCACGCAAGTACAAGTACTACAGTTGTCAAATTGGTACAAGGTGAAGCCATCTTCCCTCGCGGTGATGGTACGGATAGTACTATAAGTTCAACCACATTCAGTGGACAGTACATAGGTACATATTAAATAAAAAATAACCTATACCAATATTAGATATGCCAGTAGAAACACCTCAAGGTAAACTCGATTTTAAAAGTGTAGATCGAGTTACATTTCATGGTTTAAGTTCGAATACAGTCGTTAGAACCGATACAGGGAGTTTGGGTATTGGTGTTACTTCTAATGACATTTCATCTAATTTATTTGTTAATGGGAATGTTCATGTTTCTACGGAATTAACAGTGGATGGTATTTCAAATATAAACGCGGTGAATCTAAGTGGACATATTCTTCCTACAGTCAATGCACAATATGATTTAGGTTCTGCGGAATATAAAATTAGACACTTATTTTTGAGTGATAACTCTTTATGGTTAGGGGATGAATCAAAATTGTCGTTTTCAAATAATCAGGTTACGTTTAGGAGACGTAAAAAGAGTATAACACCTCCAGCTATATTAGAATTATACGGTGCAAGTGAAGTAGAGGCTTTACATTTTAGCAAAAAAGAGACTGTGAGTGACATGAAACTCGAAGATTGGATAGCATACGCGAAAACAAAAAATCCCGCGATGGAAATTTCTGATATTTTCAGGGATAACGATATAGATTTTGAATCTACATCTATATCTGAAGATTTAATCAAGGATTTAGAATCAAAGCTTGAAATCGAAAAGTCTAGAAATGATGCTCTCGAGGCACGAATTACAGCTCTCGAAAATTTATAAATACTATTCTTACAAAGTGGTCGAGTCCCATTTTGTAAGAAAATAAACTTTATACATACTAGTAATGGCGTATGAATCAACAACGGATAATTTTCAGATTCGGAACGCTGATAAAATTACATTCGTTGGTACATCAAATACTATAATTGATACGATCACAGGCCGAATTCAAACAAATGGATTTCAGTATAATTCTAATGTAATTCTTGATATTTTAACCGGTGACCATTCAATAGATACATCTATTATATCCAAATTTATAGATCCTCAGTTAACGGATGTTCAAGTTCTTGTTGATGGTTCAACTGGAAATGGTATCAATCATATTATAGGCGGCCCAGATCCACACGGAAATCAAACTACATACGATTCCGAAGGTAAATATTGGATTCTTAATGGAAGTAATACGTCTAATATATCTGTTGAAGCGAATACATTTATAGAAAACGATGACGCCCATTCCGTGTCGGTGTGGTTTAACTCTTCTAACATAGAAGCAAACGTATCTAATACGTGTATTGTTTCAGTTGCGTCAGTGATTAATCTAAATACAACTAATGTAAATATTCAATCAAATACTTGGCATAATCTTACATATACATACGAAGGTTTAGGCGGATCTCAAATTATTTACTTAGATGGGAAATTGGTTTCAAATGTAGAGACCCTTGTAAATTTACCTACAAACACAGATAGTATCCAAATTCAAATTGGTGGTGGAAATATAGACAAACTCGCAAACTTCAGGGTTTATGACAATTTTATTGATCAAAATAGAGTTATGGAAATATGGGACGCGTATAAAGATTACTTTGGGCGTGCAAAATCCCAATTTACTGTTCATCGGGGAAAACTGGGGTTAGGTACGGATATTCCGAAAAGTCGTTTCAGTGTATTAGACGATCCGTGTATTATAGAAAAATTTCCCCCAAAACCATTATCCGCTTACGATGAACAATTTAAAACGAGTGCAAGTTCAACACATTCTAATACGACAACACATAACGCTTTTAACGACTTGACGAGTACAACTGCGATAAATGACCTACACTGGTCACAGGATGGTTCGGGTGATTATGATATTTCAAATGGGGATTGGAATGGTGGGTATACTAATTCTGTTACCACTACAAATGTAGAAAATATCAATAGATATGGACACTGGCTTCAAATAGAATTTCCGTATAAAGTTAAATACAGTTATTCTAATATACAAGCACCGAACGATCATATAGGACGTCAGCCTAATACGGGTTGTATTATAGGAAGTAACGATTTAAACGGTGTATGGGCGGTTATAGACGACTTTTCGAATAAAATTAGATCTAACAGTACAGATTTTGTCGCGTATAAACCATCGACTCCAGTTACAGAGTATTTTAAATATATTAGACTCGTTATAGAAAAATTAGGAAGTGGCGATTCCCGTGCGGGAATAGATCAATGGAATATATTCGCCACTCGCGAAGAAGAGCAGTCTACAATTGATAATGGTACTTTAACTTTATCACGTAAACTAGATGTTCGTGGAGATCTATATTATGCAGGGATGATATGTAATTTAAATTACATGGAAGATACCATACGTAGTTGGAACCCTCATTATTGGTGGGATATGAACGATGACTATTATCTAGAGGGGGGACTTAATGAAGGTGATACGATAAACTACGTTCACAATAAAAGTGGAAATTGGGTAGATAATTATTTGAGTGCGACAAATTGTGTTACTAGATACATAAATGGGAGAAGATTTTGGACGGGAACTAATTCTTCGGGACGTATGGTTAGTAGAGATAAAGATCTTTTTGGTGGTGGTATAAGTGAAAATATAGGAGATTTAACATCTGTATTTCATGTTGCGTGTACATCCCCAAATCAAATAAGTAATAGTTATTATCATGATTCAGTTACTAGTGATGATCGAAACTCTGTTACATGGGATAATTACGTAACGGGGTTTGATGGTGGAGAATTATTATTGTATAATGGAAATGGGTACGGTTACAGTGACGGTAATACGAATACCGCCGGTGGAATTTTAGGAAGAAATGGTTCTTCTGATACGCAACGCGCAGTTCATTGTGTTATATCTAAAGCGAATAACGCATTCGACCGAAATCAAACAACGCAAGCTAAGGGTATTAATAATCATATCAGCATAGCTACGTTATCTAGGGGTACATTAACAACCAATTTAGCCACCGTTACTAATAACGCGGGTACAAATACATCCGACGCCATCGTTTGGGGTAATAAATATTCACACGACATGCATAACGCTAATAATTTTTTCCATGCAGAAATGATTGTTTTTAAACGTAACAGAGGTGTAATAAGTCAGTCGCAAGTTAAATTTTTACAAGAATATTTTAGATTCAAATATCAACAAGGAGGTATAGGTCTGCAATATTCGGTATAAATCATTTCTTATATTATATTAGATGTCTCTCACGACCTTAAGCACATTCTTGAACGTGAAAGATTCCCACCTACGCGTGGTTTCAGGCAACGTGTACGCACAGGCAATGAATATAGGTGGGATAAATATAGATACTACACATGGATTAGATGCCGTAACGGCTACCGGTAATGTTGCATATACAACGTTACAATTTGCGGATTCAACTACAGCTTTTATAACTACGTCTAATGCTGAAATTGGTCGAAATCTTAATGTAACGGGTAATATATTGGCATCGGGAGATTTAAACGTAACGGGAAATGTAGATATTTTGTCAGATACGTCTATATTTGGTAATACAGATATTTCATCAGATTTATCGGTCACAGGGGATGTAGACATTTCTTCTAATTTATCTGTATCCGGGAATGTTACATTAGAAAGTGTAATAACAAATCAAGAATTAACTGTTAACGGAAACGCATATGTTGCATCTGATTTAGTAGTGAATGGAAACGTCACTGTTTTCAAAGAAATAACTATAAATAAGGACGTTACTACTAGCGGAAACGTAAGTATAACAAATTACATCAAATACGACTCTGCATGGTTTTATGCATACAACGGAACTTCTGGTGGATCTGGATATTTTAATGATTACAGTGGATTTGTTCCATGGAGTTCCGTGTCATCTGGATCTTCTCATTTTACGACGGGTACGACTACATCCGGTGGATATTATACCACACCGATTGACGGTATTTATCATTTAGATACATCGGTATTAAACTATCCAGATACGAGAACGGGTATATCTGAAATATTTTTTTCAGTAAACGGAAATGTTAACGGAGTAACGAATGGGTTTGGATATAATAGAAAAAATAACATGCCCGAAGAAGAGAGTTTAACTTCATCTACCACAATTAAATTAAATAAAGGTGATATCATAAAAGTGTACGTGACTAACATAGATTGTTATACAACAGGCAATTCTGTATTTTTTAGTGGATATTTAGTTACTAGAATATAATATACAGTTATTTAAATGGCTCTAGAATCTTATGTAGCATCTTTAACTGTATACAATTTATGTAATGAGAATTTTCCGGTGTCTGGATGTAAATATGAAGATGTACAATTTCCTAACGGTTACAGAAAACCGACTAAAGAAATATATGAATATACCTTTACACAAAATTTAAATGCAGAGCTTTTCAAAATAGTTCGTAAAAAGCGTGATAAACTACTCAGTGAATCTGATTGGTTATTCACAGAAGATTATCATCTAGAAGATGATAATTACAAAGAATGGATTAAATATCGCCAATGTTTAAGAGACATACCTTCTATCACACAAGATCCACAACAGGTAAAATGGCCATCAAAACCTGAAATTGTTAAAAGTGAATGTTCGAATATAAATGAAAATTTCGAGATTAAGCAACTCATAACAGAAAATACACAATTACGCGCAAAAATGGTTAAACTTGAAAAGCGTATAACTGATATAGATTTAAGTATAATACAGCTTAACCGTGCTAAAAATAAAGCTTAAAGATTTAGACAGTATATAAAATATCATCGCTCCTATAGTGTAGTTGGTCAACACAGTGGACTTTGAATCCACTACCCCAGGTTCGAGTCCTGGTGGGAGCTGATTAGGGTGGAGGGAAGGGCTAGTGTCCCAGTACAAGGGTAAACACAACTTAATTGGGGGCATTAGCATTGCACAACCTAACTTGAAACCCTAATCACGTGGATATGTACGTAGATGGAGCCTACGGAGTCATGAACTTCGGGGAGCCCTCTCTGTCGCGTTATATCCACAAACCGGACTATATGTGGGAGACTGATAAGATTGTTCACCTTATCGTGCTCCCAGAACAAGCATATACGATGGATTTAACCCTCTCTTAGCTCAGTTGGTAGAGCAGTGGACTGTAGTTCCAATGGTCACTAGTTCGATTCTAGTAGAGAGG